AGGGTAGGGCTTGGCGCATATGCTAACCATATGGTTTCTTCATCGCCGTCTACAGAGAAGAAGGATGACGAGGAAACCATAAGCAAACCATTTGGTAACCATATGGTTTCGGTGGTCACTACGCCGACGTTGGAGGAGTTCAAGATTGCGGCCAGCATGATGATGGTCGAAGAGGCCATTGCCGAAGAGGTCTGGCATGACAACGAAAGCCGCGCCATCGCCCCGACCGGCGAGTGGACGGACTGGAATGGACGCCCGATTCACAACTGGCGTTCCAACCTCAAAGCCAGAGCCGCCCAGATTGCGCGTAAACGCCCCGCCAAGGCTTTGACTAAACCCCGCGGCGTCTGGGATGCCAAACAAGGCATCGACGCCCTCAAAGCGAAATTAGAACGAATGAAGGGTGACCCGCGGAACCGGCGGCAAAAAGCCGACTGCCCTTGGGAAACGGAGTGGAAGGAAGAGGCCAAGGCCGAGGTGGCCCGCATTCGTGAGAAAATCAGAGAACTTGAAGGGGTGGTGGCGGCATGAGCCAAGAATTTTTCAACGAGGACGCCACAATCCCGCAACTTATTGACCGAGGGGTGCAAAGAATATGGGTAGACCATAAAAATCGCGTTCTGTGCTTTGTGCTGAATAAAGACATCTATTTTTCTCCAGACTTCCCTTTCGATCTAACTTGTGAGGAGGCCGGAAAATTGATGGGCGACGTTTCCGAAGCGGTGTGCAGCGATGATTGCATTTGACCACACCCATAAAATCGCAGGATGCCCAACAGTCTGGAGGACTTCATCGCCTACAGCATGCAGGACGATGAGACAGCAGTGATGAATATCCTTGCCGAACATTGCCCGCTGGTCAGCGACAACGCCGTCTGGGCGTCCGACGTCCACAATACCGGCGAGGTCATCGCGTGGATCCACCGCAACCCGCAACATTTTCGTCGGATAGGTTTAGTCAAAACAAAGTCACGACGATGAAACTTTTCGGCGGAACAGGCTGTGTCAACGTGCATGTGGCAATCGCCCGACATGTGTGTGGGGGCCGCTTCGATATGACGCTAATCGAAGCCCGCCGGAACTTTGTGCGATGATGCTGGAACTGCAACGCCCGTTCCCCGTCTCGACGCCCATTGGCTATGGCTGGGCCATCATCGTCAGCCGCGAGAGCAATCTGGCCAACGACATTTGGACGGTCGTCATGGAACGCGACGGCGCGTTTGTCCACTTCCGATCCGAACAAATCTGGGCGCTCCCGAACGGGACGCTCGACATCAACACAACACCAACACCATGCAATACAACGACGACAACCGAGGAGCCGCCTTTGAGCGGCAATCAGACAACCCCAAAGCGCCCAAGTGGAGCGGCCCTGTCAAAATTGAAGGCCGCGATTACGAGATTAGTATTTGGGAGCAGACCAGCAAAAGCGGGAAGGACTTCCTCTCGCTGAAGTTTGGCCCGCCGTGGCAACCAAAAGAAAAGGGCAGCAATTACAACGCACCGAAACCGGCGGCACCGCGGGTCACTGACGAAGACGACGTCTCCGATATACCCTTCTGATGCCTCTTTTTGAAACAGCACAGCACCGCGAGGTAGAGGAGCGGATCATCCGCACCGCCGCCGAGGCGTTTAAGTGCGAGGCCGCGCCATGCTCTAAAGCCTATTGCGTGGATGCTGTGCTGTTTCGGAACGGGCGGGCTGTGGCGTTTGCCGAGGCCCGTCAGCGCAAGGACAAGGACGGCGAACTGCTGTCGATTAACAAATACAACACGCTCACATGGAGCGCCCAAAAATACGTTCACGCCATGCAGATGACCGATCTCTTGCCGGTCGCGTTCTGCGTCGAGTGGCTGGAGGGCATTCACTACATGATGATCCAGCGCAAGCCGTATCCGGTGGGCTACATGATTCCGAACAGGGTGCGCTGGGAACCAGACAAGGAACCCGTCGTCCACATTCCGGTGAGCGAGTTCAAACGACTGCCCATTGAATACACATGGTAAGAATCGACTACGCCATCCAAACGAGCGAGCGCACCCGCGACCGGCGCACGCTCTGCGAAAACTGGACGCGCCACGTTCAAAAATTTTCGACCGTCCGCTTTGTCAGCGACGAGCAAGTGGGCCGCGGGGATTACTTGAGCGCGATAGACAAAACGATCTTTGCCATCGACACGTTCCAGCCGCACTACGACTGGCTCTACATTGTCGATGACGACGGCTACGTTGTTCCAAGGCGCTTGGAACTGCGACTGATCGACCTCAATCCCGACGAGCATCACGCCATTGGATGCGTGCAGGGCGTGTTATCCAACGACACGCACAAGTTTCCATCCATTCATGGCGGGTGCGGCTACGCGCTTTCACGCGCTACGGCGCTGGCACTACAGCAGCGGCACTGGCATGGCGAACTTGTGAGACATCACCGGAGCAGCGATGCGACGGTAGCGATCAACTTGCACCTCATGCGCGTTATCCCGACCGGCGACACGCGCTTCACCGCGAGCGTGGCCAAGGAAGAAGACACCGACACGTTTATCGCGTGCCATCGCGTGATTCCGCATCCAGAACACTTGATCCATTTGCCACGACTGAACAGCGCACAGCTATGAAATCCGAAGCCACGTTGCAGTTTGACATTTATCGGCGTCTCCAAGACGCGGAGGTGCCATGCGAGTTGGAGTGGACAAGTCCGGCGGGACGATTGGACATAGCGATTAAAGACGAGCGCAGGCTTTACGGAGTGATCGAATGCAAAAAGGGCAAGGCGCGGGAAAACACGTTTCAGCTTACGCGATACAGGTCAATGGGCGTGCCGGTCATTGTTGTAAACTGGCAAAGCGACTGCTCGCGCATTGCCGACAAGTGCAGGGAGTGGATTTGTGACGGCGGGGCAAATTTGGAAGACATTGCAAAAAGCCCGTTCGTTATTCGCAAATGGAGAAAGCCACGCGGAAAATTGCAAAGGATGCGTCTACTTGCAGATGAAGACCTTAATATTAAGTGGGATTAGTCAAAACACGGTCAAGAGTTTAGTTTGACCATCAGAGTAAATTCAAACGCATGGGAGCAACATCCGAAGCCGAACTAACGCAACGCATCACGCAAGTCGCGGAGTGGATGCTGGTGCCGTATACGTCTTCTGAAATCGTCGGACTATGTCGGACGGAATGGGGGGTGGTTCGCTCGACGGCTTACGAATACATGAAAGCGGCCAACGAACTGATTGCCGCGGAAGCCAAGGAGGATGTGGCCGCGGAAGTTCGCAAGGCCAAAAGCCGCTACGAGCGGTTCATGCGTAAGGCCGAAGACCGTAATGACCTCAACGTGGCGGTGACCGCGCAGGACAGGCTGGCCAAACTCTTGGGCATTGGAGCGCCGGAAAAAACCGAGGTGAAGCATGATCTTACCGACGAGTTCGTCGGCGTCTTCAAGGGCATTGTGAAGTCCACCGACAAACCGGCGTGACGACCGACGATTTGGCCAACCCGCTTTGGCGGCTTCGCAATCTGTATCACATCAAGCGGGCCGACGACGGGCGCATCATCAAGTTTGCGCCGAGGCCGGAGCAGCAACGGGTCTACGACATGCTTTTCAAAGAGGGCGTCAAGCGCCTCATCATCTTGAAAGCGCGGCGACTGGGCATGTCCACCGCCCTTGACGTCCTGCTGACCGACCAGATGCTTTGGAACGCGGGAACGCAATGCTCGCTTGTCGATCAGACCGCGGCAGACGCCGAGCGCAAGTTGGCCACTATTGCCAAGGTCGCCTTGGACAACCTCCCTCCGGTTGCCTTGCAGTGCATTGAGAAGGTGCGCGACTCCGGTTCGATCCTTGAGGTCAGCGTGGCCGGAGAGGCCGCGTCGTCGTTCTTTGCCGGTCTACGCGCCCGTGGCGGCACCAACAACTGGCTGCACCTCTCCGAGTGGGGAGTTATCCAAGCGGATGACCCGCGGCGCAGTGAGGAAATTCTGACCGGCGCGATCCCGTCCGCGGAGCATGGCCGCATCATCGTCGAAACCACTTGGAAGGGCGGGCGAGGGGGCCACTTGTGGGACATCGTCAAGGGTGCCTTGGAGACGCCGGAAGCGGCCAAGACGGACAAGGATTGGCGCGTCGTTTTCTTTCCTTGGTGGAAAGATCCGACCTATGTGGTCGAGGGCGATGTGGCCACGATCAGTCCAGCGATCAGTCAATACCTTGATCAGATGCAGTCACAAACAGGCCACACTTTTAGTGACCAACAACGCCTCTGGTATGACCGGCAGTCCCGCGACCTTGGCCTGTTCATCTTCCGCGAGTTCCCCACCACACTCGACGAGTGTTTCAAGAGTCCAGTCGAGGGCGCGATCTACGCGGGCGAACTGGACAAGCTCCGCGCCTCCGGTGCGATTAGTGCTTTCAAGACCGACAACAGCACACTCGTTCACACCGCGTGGGATCTGGGCAGTCCGGTCAATACGGTGGTCTGGTATTTCCAAGTGATCGGCGGCAACGAGGTGCGCGTGATCGATTGCGACATGGATTTGGACATGACGCCTGTCCAGCGCGTCGGCCACATGCTGGCCAAGGGTTACAGCTACGGGGCGCATTTCCTGCCCCACGATGCCGCGGCGACTCGCACCAGCGGCAAGGCCGACGCTCAAGTCTACACCGAGGCCGGTCTGGCCAACGTGCGCGTGCTGCCAAGGACGCATGATGTTTGGGTTGGCATCAATGCGTGCCTGCAAATGTTCCCGCGGTTTTCGTTCCGCTTGCCCGCCTGCGAGCGTGGCTTGGATGCCTTGGCCAACTACGCCTACAAGCGGTCGAGCGCCACTGGCATTGTCGTCAACGAGCCAGTCCACAACTGGGCCAGCCACGCCGCGGACGCCTTGCGAATGATTGCCGAGGCTGAAATGGCGGGCATGCTCAAGACCGGCTTCGCCAAGCCGCGCCCGACCGTGGTCACGACGGGTATCCGCGAACTCGACTTTACCCGCAGGACAATCGTGAGACGATGACGCCCATCGAAAAGTGCAAGATGCTTTACACCGCGGATTCCCCGCGGACGTTTGAGGAAGACATGCTCGCGCACTTGGCGCATGGCTGTTTTTTCTCGACGCCGGAATATGTAATGATGGCGCGTCCGGTCTGGAGCAAAGCCGCGCAGGAACAGATCAACGACGTTTGGTGCGCCTTTCCGCCGCAACTGCACGACGCGTGGTATGTCTACGCTTTCGCCCTGCGCGACGACCTTGGCTTGCAGGGTTTAGTCAAAAAACTCTTGCGCCACATTCCCTATTATCTTCCCCTGCTCGCATGGGAAAGAAGCGGGCATCCGCTGACCTTCTTTTCGACCGACAAACTCATCCAAAAATATGCGAAACTATCACTCGTCCAAGATTGACCTAACGTGCCGCTGCCACTTTGGCGGCGGTCGTCCGTCGCCACCGCCACCGCCGCCAATGCCCACGTTTCAAGCGCCCCCGCTTCCGCCGCCGCCGCCCCCGCCGCCACCGCCACCGGAAGCCCAGACGATGGGAGCCAGTGACGCTGCCAACATGCAGCGCAACGCCGCGGCCCGCCGTTCCGGTTTCCGCAAGTCGATCCTCGCGGGCGAAACCGGCGGCTACGTCAATCCGGCCACCGGAGCCAACAGCCTCCTTGGCTAATGGATGGAGCTAACCTTCCATCTGGCCGTTTTTGCAGTAGGCATCGTCCTGCTGATTACCGCGGCTAACGACCCCGACATGTGGTAATGAAAGACAACGTCCAACTCGCTGACTGGGTTCTCGCCCGCAACCAAGACTTGGGTTCCGAGCGGGCCTCATGGGACACGCATTGGCAGGAGTTGGCGGAATATTTTCTGCCGCGCAAAGCCGAGATCAGCGCCAAGCGCAGTGTGCCGGATAGCTCGCGCTACGATGTCCTCTTTGATACGAGCGCCGTTCAAGCCGCGGCCACGCTGGCCAATGGGCAACTGGCCTATATCACGCCAGCGGATTCGCGGTGGTTTGTTTACGAGCCGCCCAAGGGAGTCAACAGCGACAAGGCCAAGCAGTGGTATGCGAAGTGCAGCGAGATGACCCAGTTGCTCTTGGCGACCAGCAATCTTTATACGGAAGTGCATGAATTATATTATGACGACTCCGTCTTCGGCACCTACTGCATGTTCGTTGAGGCAGGAATGTCGCACCCGCTTGTCTTCCACAAGTTCGACATCGGCACCTACAGCTTGGCCGAGAACGACGAGGGTCTGATTGACACCGTCTTCCGCGAACTGGAACTGACCGTTTTGCAAGCCGCGGACAAGTTTGGCGAAGACGCCCTTGCGCCCGCCATGCAAAAGAAGCTGGCCGAGATCCGGCGCACCGGCAAGGGCGGCACCGTCAAGCACCGCTTCGTTCATGCCCTCTACAAGCGCGAGGACAACGACCGCGACCGCAACAAGGCCGACGGCCCGAACAAGCCTTGGGCGTCGGTCTACGTTGACCAGAGCAACAAGCATGTGTGCCGCAACTCCGGTTACGACGAAAAACCTTTCTTTGCCGGTCGCCACGTTAAAAGCCAGCAGGGCGTTTATGGAGTCTCTCCGGCGTGGATGGCCTTGCCCGAAGCCCGCCAACTCAACTTTTTAGCCAAACAGCTTGACGCCCTCTCCGAGATCAAAGCGTTCCCTCGTCTCCTCATGCCAGCTACGCACGAAGGGGAAGTCGATTTGCGCTCTGGGGGCGTCACTTATTACGACCCGACGCAACCCAACGCTCTGCCGCAGGAGTGGGCCACCGCGGGCGACTATTCCATCGGACTCGACCGCGAGGCCCGCAAGACCAACGCGATCAACACCGCCATGCATGTGGACATGTTCCGCATGTTTGCTTCGATGGAGCGCACCAACATGACGGCGACCGAAGTGGCCGAGCGGGCCAGTGAAAAGCTGGTGCAGTTTTCCCCCTCGTTCACCCGCAAGACGACCGAACTGCTTTCGCCCATGCTGCGCGGAGTCTTCGGGATTCTTATCCGCAACGGCCATTTCCCGCCGCCGCCGCAGGACGCGATCCAGATGGACGCGATGGGCCAGCCCATGCTGCCGGAGCCGGAGGTCAGCTACGTCAGCAAGGTCGCGCTCGCCATCCGCGCCATGCACAACCTTTCTTTGGCAAGGACAATGGAGCGCAACGCGATCATCGCCCAAGTGCGCCCCGAAGTGCTGGATAACTTCAAGTGGGACGTCATCGCTCGCGAAACCGCCCGCAACGACGGACTGCCCGCCGACTGGCTGGCCGAAGAGGACGAGGTCGAAGAGGCCCGCGCCGCCCGCGCACAGGCACAGGCCCAAATGCAGCAGCAGCAGGAGATGCTCACGATGGCCGAGGCCGCAGGCAAAGCCGGTAGCGTCAAGCAGGACAGCGCCCTTGGACGTTTGATGAATCAAGCCACCGCATGACCACCGACAAAGAACTGGAGCGCAGCAAATCGCTTCAGCGCATCAACAACGCTTACCACCGCACCTTCGACAGCGAAGAGGGACGCCTCGTCCTCGACAACCTCCGCGCCTACTTCCGCATGAACCGGCCCGCCTTTGAGCGCACGCTGGGACGCCCGTTCGATCCCATCGCCGCCGCGGTGCGTGACGGACAGCGCGAGGTGATTCTTTTCGTCGAACACAAACTTTCCCTGCCCGTCGTCGGTGATGCCGACGTCGAGCGGCCCTCCACCGAAGTCCTCCGCTAAACGCGGTTTAGTCAAAACACCAACCAACCAACACCACCATGATCGATGCAACCACCACCTCCGAAACCAGCACCACCGCGGACAGCGCCGCTGTTCCCGCGTCCACCGCACCCGCTGCTAACACCAGCGTCACAACCGAAGGGACACTCCTTTCCAGTGCGCCTGCCAGCGTTACCAACGCGCCAGCGCCCGAAATAACCGAAAGGCCCGAATGGTTGCCGGAAAAATTCTGGCGCAACGACAAGGCTGACGTTGAAAGCCTTTCCAAGTCCTACCAAGGGCTGGAGCAACTCCTTGGCAAGAAGGCCAACGCCATCGTCCCGCCCAGTGAGAAGTCCACGCCAGAGGAGGTTGCCGCCTACCGCAAGGCCATCGGCGTTCCCGAATCGCCCGAAGCCTACAATCTCAAGCCGGAGCAACTGCCGGAAGGGGTTACATGGGATGACAACGTGGCCAAGCGTGCCGCGGAACTGGCCCACAAGCACCACATTCCTGCCGCCGCGATGCAGGAGTTTATGAAGTTCGACATGGAGCGGGCCGCGCTGATGAACCAAGCCGCGGCGTCCATGATCGAACAGCAACTGGAAAGCGGACGGGCCGAACTCCAGAAGGTCTGGGGCGACAAGATGCCGGAGAAGATCGAACTGGCTCGCCGCGCCGCGGTGACCGCCGGAGTCGATCCGACCAGCCAAGGGTTTGTCGATCCGCAAGTGGTCAAGGCCATCGTCAATCTCGCGGAGAAGCTCTCCGACGACAAGCTGGTTGCCGGTGACCAGACCGGAGTGTCCAGCACCCGTGCGCGGGCGAGGGACATTATGACCAACCAAGGTAACCCGCTTTACGCCCGCTACCAAGAGGGCGATCCAGAAGTGGTTGACCAAGTGCGCCGGATGCTGACCAGCGCCGGTTAAGCCTCATGGCCAACAAGACCAAGGGCTGGTCGAAGTTCCTCGCCTGCACATGCACGCATGGCAGCGAGGCCGACCCGCGGGCGCTCGACGCCATTTTGAGGCTGCGCGAAGCGTGGAAGCCGGACTTTGTCCTGCATCTGGGCGATGCCATCGATGTCCGCAACATGAGGGCCGGTGCGCGTCGGGATTCAACCGATCCCGACTACGGAGCCAGCATGACCGACGACGTCCTCCAAGGGTTGTCTTTCCTCAAGGAATTGCGTCCCAACGTCTTCCTCTTCGGAAACCATGAGGCGCGACTGTCCCAGATGCAGCACAGTGCCAGCGGCATCCATCGTGACGCGGCCATCGGCATTTTGGATCGTATCCAGACCGCCGCGGACAAGATGAAGTGCCGGATCATTCCCTACAAGGGAGTGCATGCCGACTGTGCGTTTCTCTTGGGCGACACCGCCTTTATCCACGGGTCGCTTTTTGGCACCAGCGCCGTGCGGGACGCCGCCGAATTATTCGGGCGCAGTGTGGTCATGGGTCACACCCACCGCGTGGCCATCGAAAGCGCACGAATCCACGCCAAGGCCATTGGTTACAACATTGGTTGCGGGGTGAAGCTGGACATCGAATACGCGGCCACGCGCAGGCAAACGCTGGCATGGAGGCATGCCGCAGCCTACGGGCATTTCAACGGAACACACTGCATTGTGAACATTGCGGTCTTTGATCCGCACTACCAGTTACCGCTATGAAACAGACCAAAGCCGACAAACAACTGGCCCAATGGTGCCAAGCCCTGTCGCAACCCACCACGCCGGTCGAGGAGGTGCCGGAGGGCTGGTATACAATCAAGCAACTGGCCAAGGCCCGCGGACGCAGCGAGTGCATCACCAGCGAGCAAGTGCGCCGGATGATCGACCAAGGGATGTGCGAAAAGCGCAACTTCACCATCCGCCTTTCCGAGCGCGTCCGTCCCGTCCCGCATTACCGACTCAAATGAGCCGCCGCATCCCTACCAAGCGCGTCTCCATCGACGGCAAAACGTGGCGGGTCAAAATCCAGCGCCCGCCCGCCCGCGAATCCTACGACGGCCTGTGCGTGAAGGACGACCGGACAATCTACATCCACCCCGACGCCATTGCTCACCGCGGTATCGAACTTATCGCCCACGAACTGATCCACGCCCGCCTCTTTGACATCGACGAGGAGGCGGTGGACGAGATCGGGCGCTTGACCGCGGAGGTCTGCGCGTGGGCAGCGCGGCACAATGACGGCGTGATCGGATGACCTTCTGGCCGCTCCTCGCCTGCACCCTGCTTTACTTTGCCACCGCGGCAGGGTGGTGGAGGCAGGGCGATCCGGCGATGGCCGTCATCTTTTTCTTCTACGGGTGCGCCAACGGCGGATTCTTGTGGGCGGCGTTGCGCTGAAATTTCGACACGTTGTGTATACCAAGCGGCGTTTTGCTATGCACAAAAGCCAGCAACTTTTTTTGACTAAACCCTTGCGCCACTTCCGGCGCAGCGCAATTCTCGCGAACAGTTAGGCAGACAACTCCTTGTGGAGCCTGTCCAACGCGCATGCCCAAGGCCGACGACCCGCGCTCGCGGATAATCGGTAGCGCCGAGGACACCACAACCAATCAACCCGACGAGATCGGCACGACGCCGGTTTAGTCAAAACCAAAGGAGAAAAACTCATGTCTGCAATCACTCAAATTCCGCAGTATTTCACGACGGAGTTCACATCCAACTGGGAGCATCTGCTTCAGCAGAAAGTTTCCAAGTTGCGTGAATTCGTGTCCGTGGATTCCGTTCGCGGTAAAGAAAAGACGTTCAACCAGATGGCCGCGGTCGAGATGACCAAAATCACCAGCCGCGCCGCTGACACCACCATCACCGACGTTGCCTTGGCCAAACGCTGGCTCCGTCCTTACCCGTATCAACACAGCACGCTGTTTGACGAGTGGGACGCCGAGTATCTTGGCGAAGTCAGCCTGCCGCAGTCCGAAACCGTCGCCAATCACGCGATGGCCTACATGCGGACTTGCGACAAGGTCATCATCGACGCCGCGCTGGGCGACGCCTACACGGGCGAAACCGGCGTGACCCCGACCAGCTTGCCTTCGGGCCAGAAGGTCGCCGTCGATTACGTCGAAACCGGCAGTGCCGCCAACAGCGGCCTCACCATCGCAAAGCTCCGTCAAGCCGCTTACCTCCTCACCGAGGCGGAAGTGGACGACAGCGATCCGCGCATCATCGTGGTCAGCGCCAAGCAAATCCAAGATTTGCTCCGCACGACCGAAGTCACCAGCGCCGACTACAACACAGTCAAGGCGCTCGTCAACGGCGATATCGACACGTTCTTGGGATTCAAATTCCGCCGCGTGTCCTCCTCGCTTCTTCCCTACAACGCCTCGACGGGTGTCCGCACCTGTTTCGCCTACGTCCGCTCCGGCCTCAAGCTGGCCGACGCCGGTCGCAAGGTGCATGTGGACATCCGCGCCGACAAGTCGCACGCCCTGCAAATCCGCACGGTGGCGAGCCTTGGCGCGTCCCGCATGGAAGAGAAGAAAGTCGTGGAAGTTGCCGCCGACGAAGTTCTCTAACATCAACAACTAACATAAGGAGAACCTAATCATGGCTACACTCTACACCGCACTGGCCACCGCCCAGAACGACACCACCAACGTCAAGAACCGCGCCGAAGGCAAGGACTTGACCGGCAATGTCGTCTACGCGAAAGGCTCGTTCACAACCACCGCGACCACCGCCGCCGCAGACATCCTGCGCTTGGCCCTTCTTCCGAAGGGTGCAGTTGTCGTTCCTTCCCTCTGCCGTATCGACACGGAAGATTTGGGAACCGACATCAGCGTGACCGTGGGCGACCTCGACAGCACCGCCGATGCCGACCGTTACAGCACCGCTGTTTCGCTCGCCACCGCGGGAGCCAAGGACTTCGTTTCCGGCGTGGCCGGAGCGAACACCCACGCGCTTGCCTCCGAAGCGTGGATCACCGCGACCATCGTGGACGCTGGCACGATCAGCATCACTGCTGACCGCGATGTCACGTTCTGGATCGCGTTCCGCATGCCCTAAACGGGAACTCACAGCCGCTGGCAGACCGGCTTAAAAAAGTCTGCCACCTTTTTCTAACTTTCATGGCCGACGAAACATCCATCTGCAACTTGGCTTTGGCCAAGCTGGGCATCAGCCCGATCATGGCGCTGACCGACGACAGCAAGCAGGCCCAGTTTTGCAACCGTTTCTTCGCCCAGACCCGCGACGAAGTCTTGCAGTCCCATCGCTGGAACTTCGCCATGCGCCGCTCCGCGCTTAACAAGCTGGCCACCGCCCCGCAGAGCGAGTGGGAGAGCGCCTACCAGTTGCCGTTTGACTGCCTGCGCGTCGTCCAACTCAATGGCTACGAACCCAACGAAAGGCTGGGGGAGTTCAGCGTCGAGGGCGACCAGCTTCTGACCAACGCGGAGGAGGCCAACATCCGCTATGTCTCCCGCGTCGAGGACGGGTCGTTCTATCACCCGCTGTTTGTCCATGCGCTGGCCACCATGCTGGCCTCGCGTCTGGCAGGCCCGCTGACCGGAAGCCGGAACATGCCGCAGGAGTTGCTTCAAGAATACGAAGCCATCACCGGCCCCAAGGCCCGCATGGCCGACGCCTTTGAGGAGCGTCTGCGCCGCAAGATGCCGTGGACAAACAGCGACCTTGTCGCGGCCCGCTACACCAAGTTTCCCAGCAGCCAATAGGTCATGGCCAATCTCCTCGTCACCGCCCTCAATGCAGGCGAGTTGAGTCCTTACATGGACGCCCGCACGGACGTCGAAAAATACCGCAGCGGATGCCGCACCTTGGAGAACATGGTCGTCCTTCCCTACGGAGGCGTCTACCGCCGCGCTGGCACCGAGTATCTGGGCGAGGC